TAGCCGCGAACGGTCTATTGGTATTGGTGCTCTCGGTTGGCATGCTCTTTTACAAAAGAACAACCTCCCGTGGGAATCAGCATCAGCAACAGGATTGAATCATAAAATATTTGGACACATTCGTAAGGAACTAGATAATGCCAACATTCAATTGGGTAAAGAACGAGGTGAAGCACCTGATGCGACAGGTACTGGACGCCGTTTCTCTCATATGCTTGCTATTGCTCCAAACGCTTCTTCTTCTATTATTATGGGTAATACTTCCCCTTCTATTGAGCCCTTACGTGCGAACGCGTATAGACAAGATACTTTATCGGGCTCAATGCTCAACAAAAACAAATGGTTGAATAGAGTTATTGAAAAACATCTTTCAGGCGAAGGTGATATAGTTAATCAAAATGATTACAATGAAATCTGGTCAAGCATTATTGCCAATGATGGTTCAGTACAACATCTTACTTGGATGGATGATTGGACAAAGGATGTATTTAAAACATCTATGGAAATAGATCAGCGATGGGTAGTACAACATTCTGCAGACAGACAGCAATATATAGATCAAGCACAATCTGTTAATCTATTCTTTAGACCAGATAGCAACATTAAGTATATTCATGCGGTTCACTTTCAAGCATGGAAGCAAGGCTTAAAGACGCTTTATTATTGCCGAAGTGAAAAGATTGGTAAAGCAGATAAGATATCAAAGAAAATAGAGCGACAAGTCATGGAAGAAATTGACTTGAAAGCATTAGCAACCGAAGACATTTGTTTAGCTTGCGAAGGATAAAAATGAAAAAAGTAATAAGATTTACAGCATCATGGTGCCAACCATGTAAAGCAATGGCCAGTATACTTGAAGAAGTTAATACCACTAATATTCCTATTGAAGTGGTGGACATTGATGTGCATCAAGAAGTTGCAATTGAATTTGGAATTAGAAGTGTCCCTACCCTTGTTAAAATAGATGAAAATGGCAATGTTGCTGGTAGACTAATAGGCGTTAGAGCAAAAAATTTAGTAGAAGAGTTTATCAATGATTAAAAAGACAAAATCCAATTTAATGGATACAAGAGATTCATTCAAACCCTTTAATTACCCGTGGGCGTATGATGCATGGTTAAAGCATGAGCAATCCCATTGGCTGCATACCGAAGTCCCAATGGTAGAAGATGTTAAAGATTGGAAAAAGAAGTTAACAACTGAAGAAAAACAATTCTTAACACACATCTTTAGATTCTTTACTCAAGGTGATATTGACGTTGCTGGCGGATATGTCAACAACTACCTTCCTTATTTTCCACAGCCTGAAGTACGGATGATGTTGTTAGGCTTTGCAGCACGCGAAGCTCTACATATTGCAGCATACTCACATTTAATTGAGACATTGGGATTGCCCGAGACAATGTATAATGAGTTCTTGGCTTATGAAGAAATGAAAGCCAAGCATGATTATGTATTAGATATATCACAACAAAACTCCACAAAAGAAAACACCGCAAAACATATTGCTATCTTCTCAGCATTTACAGAAGGTATGCAACTGTTTAGTTCTTTTATTATGTTGTTGAATTTCCCTCGTCATGGCAAAATGAAGGGCATGGGACAAATTGTTACTTGGTCTATTGTGGATGAGACTCAGCATTGTGAGGCCATGATCAAATTATTCAGAACATATATACAAGAGAATCCGGAGATATGGAACGATCAGCTCAAAGGTGAACTGTATACAATTGCTGAACAAATGGTTCTACTTGAAGAACGCTTTATTGATTTGGCATTTGCCATGGGTCCTATGGAAAATTTAAATGCTGCAGATGTCAAACAGTATATCCGTTATATTACTGATCGTCGCCTTATTAGTCTTGGTCTTAAGGGAATCATGAAGGTTAAAAAGAATCCGCTACCTTGGGTTGAGGAACAAATTAATGCGCCGATTCACACCAACTTCTTTGAGAATAGAGCAACAGACTATGCCAAGGCAGCGCAGACTGGGTCGTGGGAAGATGTTTGGGCAAAACAAAAATGAAAACTTTTAAAGAACTAACCGAGCCAAGGTATTATGCCAATGGCGCATTGATCTCAGCAAAACTACCACCAGCTTATGAAAAGGCAAAGGGTGAAAAGAATTGTGCCAACTGTGGTGCTTATGCACCCGGCACAAAGTATTGTAAAACTTGGGATGCTAAGGTGCGTCCAGAATATTATTGTAAAAAATGGATCAAGAAAGAGAATTAAAATTCTTTGAGAAAAGAAGATTAATATGTGATGAGTGCGAGCATCAGATACAAATCATGGGTATCAATACTTGTGAGGTGTGTAGTTGCTCAATATGGGGCAAGACTTTAATTAAACCTGCGAAATGTCCTAAAGGAAAATGGAATGCCGAATAAATTTGATTATGCTCATATGATTGTCGCTGAGACTTATGCTAAGTTATCATCAGCTAAACGATTGCAGGTCGGTGCTGTTGTTGAGAAAGACAATAGAATTATATCTATTGGATACAACGGCACTCCTGCTGGCTGGGATAATACTTGTGAAGATACCTTTGAAGAGCACTCTACATATGTAATTGACATGGGTGGCCCTGAGTATCCCATGATTGCTACTCGCACAAAAACAAAACCCGAAGTCATTCATGCTGAAATGAATGCCATTGGTAAGTTGGCTAAGTCAAATGAATCAGGCAACGGTGCCACAATGTATATCACCCATGCACCATGCTTTGACTGTGCTAAACTTATACATATAGCAGGGATTAAAAAAGTATTTTATCGCAATCAATATAGAAGCGATGAAGGTATAGAATTTTTAAACAAGTGTAACATTGAAGTGGAGAAAATATGAGTGTAAATAAAAAAATTGGTCTAACGTGCTCAACTTTCGATTTGTTCCATTCCGGGCATGTCATCATGCTGGAAGAAGCAAAGCGACAATGCGATTATCTAATTGCTGCGATTCAGGTTGATCCTACAATAGATAGAAAATCTAAAAACAAACCTGTGCAATCGATCATTGAGAGACAGATTCAGGTATCATCATGCAAGCATGTTGATGAGATTATAGTATATTCAACGGAGAAAGAACTCGAGGATATCTTTATGGCATTGCCAATTGATGTTCGAATCTTGGGTGAGGAATATAAAGATACAGACTACACCGGCAAAGACATTTGCCTGAAAAGAGGAATAGAATTGTATTTCAATAAACGAGATCATTTCTTTAGTTCATCTGACCTGCGTCAACGAGTGTTTGAAGCAGAAACTAAAAAGAGAGGATTATCATGGCAAGAAAACAACATCACGAATGTGTCGAATGTGATGCCGTCTTCAAGATAAATTTTGATCTTGACGAAGACTATTATAAAGTAGAGTTTTGTCCATTCTGCGGGTCAGCAATGGATGAAGACCAACAGGATGAGTACGAAGACGAAGACCTGTCCTAAGTGCAGCGCAGAGCATACCAAACCAGGTAAGTTCTGTTGTCGCGCCTGTGCAAATTCCAGACAATGGAATGAGGAACAAAAGAAAGTGTTCTCAGAAAAGCAAGCTGCATACATGGCACGCGATGAATCTGAAGAGCATAGATATAAGAAATCAATACAGTCTCGAATGCTACAACGAGCTGGCATTATGGGTACCGGCGAAATAGCTGAAGACGCCGAAGATATAATGACAAATCCCGATGATTACTTCTTTGTTGCACCCAGGGATGATGGTGATAACTTTTCTGATGGAAACGACTATTGGGAAACCGTATAAATACTAATTTAATATTGGTATTTAGATGTGGTTATATAAAGAAAAACCTTTAGAAACTGTTCCAGAAGAAGCATATGGTTATGTGTACTTGATTACTAATACTGCCACGAATCGCAAGTATATTGGTAAAAAGTTGTTTTGGTTCCGTAGAACGAAAGTAGTTAAGGGTAAGAAGAAAAGATTAAAAGTCGAATCAGATTGGAAAGAATATTGGTCTTCATCTGATGAGGTTAAGAAAGATGTTGAAACGCATGGTGCGGATAAGTTTATACGAGAGATACTGCATATATGCCCGAATAAAGGCTTGTGCAATTATTTGGAAGCAAGAGAACAAATGGATAGACGAGTTTTAGAAACAGAAGATTATTACAACGGCCAAGTGCAATGCCGTGTACATAAAACTCATATAAAGAATCTAAAGGCATAAGATGACAATATCAATAACAGGGGGTACTTTTAGCGGTGGAATGCAATTTTTTATTCCGCCGCCGCCGTTACTCCCCGTCTTAAATTTAGATGCAGCTAATTATTCTGCAGTGCCTACTAACGGTAGCACAATAGCTGGCACGGGCACATTTGTTATTAATGTTGCAAATCCCACACCTAGAATTAGTTGGAATAGTGCAAACGGTGGAGTGTTTAGAGTAACTACTGCAAGCACTACAAACTTCTTAACCTTTGGTCCAGACTATAGTAGCGGTACACAGGCTTTTACTGTGGGTATGGCATATAAATGGAATGGAACTCTTGGCGGTAGATTACTAAATGCCAACTCAGCAACACCTGATTTTCTCATGGGATTGTGGGGTTCAGGCGGATGTAAAATGAATATTGCTTACGGTGATGCTTTTGTTGGTAGTTCTGCGGATACCGCAGATACCGCTTGGCACTTTATATGGTTTACTAATACTGGATCTGCTGGTGCAAGCAAAGCAAAAAGTTATATAGCTACTAGCACAGCCCCAAGCGGAACATACGGTACCGGTGCAACAAACAATGGGTTTAATGGATTGAGATTGTTTGGTAGATTTTCAAATTCAACTACTAGTAGTGAACAAGTTGATGCAGATGTAGGATTTGTCAAAGTTTGGGATAAAGAATTAACTTTGGCAGAAATTCAAGCAGAACATGCAACATATAAAACAAGATTTGGCTACTAATAGGAAGAACGTTCCTATCAACAAATACAGCAAACGTATAAGAAAGAATTAAAATGCAAATTACAAATGTTAACTTTGCTCTTGGTGGAATGAATGTGCGAACATGGGATCCTCCTGTTCCTCCACCTGTTTATCTGTGGGCGTGGGGTAGAAATGCATATGGTCAATTGGGCTTGGGCAATACTACATATTATTCAAGTCCAATGCAAGTTGGCGCATTAACTTCTTGGTCACGTATTAGTGGAGGTGCTGGGCACACCCTGGCTCTAAAAACAGATGGTACCATGTGGTCGTGGGGGAGAAATGCATATGGTCAACTAGGGTTAGGCAATGCCACAATTCAATCTAGTCCAGTACAAATAGGTGCGTTAACTACTTGGTTAACCATCGCGTCAGGTAAATATCACGACTTGGCCATCAAAACAGATGGCACATTATGGACTTGGGGCTACAATCCTAACGGTCAATTGGGCCTAGGTGATGCGGGTGGCGGCACAAATAGATCTAGTCCAGTACAAGTTGGTGCCTTAACTGCTTGGTCAAGTATTAGTGCAGGTTGGCAGCATAGCTTGGCCGTAAAAACAGATGGTAGCTTATGGGCATGGGGTTACGGGGGAAACTATCAGTTAGGTTTGGGCAATACCACAGCCAGATCCAGTCCTGTACAGGTTGGCGCGTTAACCACCTGGTTAAGTATTAGTGCAGGTTTTTATCATAGTACAGCTATAAAAACGGATGGTACCATGTGGGGATGGGGATACAATACACAAGGTCAGGTAGGTTTAGGCAATGTTACATTTTATAACAGTCCAGTACAGATTGGCGCATTAACTACCTGGTTAAGTATTAGTGCAGGTGGTTATTTTAGCGCGGCCATTAAAACAGATGGTACTTTATGGTCATGGGGTAAAAATAATTTTGGTCAACTTGGTCTAAACAATACTACATATAGATCTAGTCCTGTACAAGTTGGTGCGCTAACTGCTTGGTCACGTATTAGTACCGGTGAATATCATACCTTGGCCTTACAAACAGATGGTACCATGTGGTCGTGGGGTAACAATGCACGGGGTCAGTTAGGTTTAGGCAATATTACATATAGGTCTAGTCCAGTACAAGTTGGTGCCTTAACTACTTGGTCTAGCATAACAGCAGGCGGACGTCACAGCTTAGCAACCGGTTAAAATTTATGACAATACAACAACTACTCGAATGCGTATTTTATGCGTGGATAATTTGGAATGCAATCGGCTTTATTAGAGCGGTAACTAATAAAGACATGCAACAATATAAAATGATTACTCCGCCCAGTGAACGGGAAAAGTATATAGAATGCAAGGTTGAGCATCACGGAGATCAAGTATACTTATGGACCCTGAACCCTGAAGCATTTTTAATTCAAGGCAAGTCCATGGATGCAATACAAGAAGCATTGCTAAAGATAATGCCCAATACGACTCTGGTAATAACAGAATCGGATCGAGAGTTAGACGGTCTAAACCCTGTGTAAGTTATAAAGTATCTGCACTGCGATAGCAGCTGTGGATATTGCCACGATTAAAATGTAATAAATTGCATGTCTCATTTTTAATTATCCCAAATCACATGATCCGCAACCGGAGATATCAATTTCATTATTTGTTCGTATTCAAGTTTATTTTTATGCACATCATACCTGTAAGGTACTCGGATGCAAGTGAGAATATAATGTTTCATTTTATTTGTGATGCGAATAGACATCTGTTCTAATACTGTGTCAGCGGGCGTTCCGTTTGCCAATGCTTGCATGGCATAACCTAATTCAAACTGTCTGACTCTTTCAGACCATTGTTCAAATGTCTCTCCGTCTTTGATTTTCATTTAAATAATGATAAAGATGCGAGTTTTGATTCCAAATAGGCAATCTGTGTTACTATGGCATCGAATGATGCACAGGTGCTAGATGAACCGGATACACCCACAGTATGTTGTAATAATACTTCAGCGTCAATTCGTAACTGTTCAATATCTGCGGTGTATCGTGCAGCGGTTGCATCGATGATTTGATTTCTAAAACTCATTATTTGTTCTTTCGTGTTTGATGTCGATATTCTCTTTTTATCCACCATTTATATTTGCCCCAATATTCTTGAATAGTTATTTGTTCTTCTTTGTGCAGGAATCTTTCTTCTAGATTTTCATGCCATAATCTAAAAACCCACAATCTAAATTTAGAATCTTTATACATAATCTTTGTACATTATCTTAGTACCACCCTCACCTAATTCATTTACAAATATCTCATTGGTACGTTGCATCATGGCACATGCCATCATTAGTATATCTTCTCTATTATCACACATCAAAATCTGTTGTTCTATAGGAGCCATTAATTCTGCCATGCGTTGTTGTGTTGTGTTTTTATTGTTCATACCAACTCCTCAAGAATGCCCAATAGTTCTGCAGTAATTAGCAATAGACCGGCAATAACAAAATCACCCGTGATTAAGTATGCACCCGCTACAATTCTCGTCCCACTTTTAATCAAACTGATATAAAAATGACCTTTACTTGTGTCTTTTGGTTGAATATCCATATAGAATCCTTATATTGTAGATAATATTATCTCGATTATATATTCTTTTTGATGTCCTGTCAAGCACTTTTTTAGCAGAAATTCGAATCTTTTTGACTGAAAAGGCTTGACAAGACGTGCATTTGCACATATAATTATGACATGATGAAAAGTAAATTTGTGCAAATCAAAAGAACCCATAAAGCCAAAAGGGT